AACTCTATGAGACTGTGGAAGACCTGCTAAATGAAGACGAGGAAGTGATGGAGGCAGGAAGTTGATAGAGACTGCTAATTATCCTAAAGATCCAGCAGACAACCTTAGGTGGAGAACTAAGATCCTTAGGAAGTCTAGGGTTAATCTGGAATTTAGGGAAATGTTGAAGAGACTTTACTATGAAGATATCCTCTTTGCATTTAATGCTTTCTTCTACACGCTTGATGTACGCCGTAGGCCTCATCATCACCAGCCATTCTGCACCTACCCTTATCAGGATGAGCAGATTCTAGCTCTCCAGGAGGCTATAAATAGTGGAGAAGATAAGTGCCTTGAGAAGTCAAGAGATATGGGAGTCACTTGGATCGTGCTGGGAACAATGTTCTGGTTCTGGTGCCAGCCCTCAGGTGGGGCAGATTTCCTTCTCGGAAGTAGAATCGAAGACTACGTTGACAAGAAAGGAGATCCTAGAACTCATTTCGCCAAGCTCAGATATTTACTTAATAGGCTACCTAAATGGCTACGTCCTAAGGGTTTTAACCCACGGAGTCATGACACATTCATGAAGTTGGTTAATCCGGTAACTGAGAGTAGCTTTACCGGAGAGAGTAATAATCCTAATTTTTCTACACAAGGACGATATCTTGGAATTCTTTATGACGAGTTTGCAAAATGGGAAGGTTCTGATGAATCTGCCTGGACAGCTGGAGGTGATGCCTCACCGTGCAGGATTGCAGTTTCTACTCCTTTTGGTGCAGGAGGGCAATTTTATAGGCTGGTTACAGATGGACGAACTAGAAAGGCTACACTCCACTGGAGCTTGCATCCAAGGAAAGCGAGAGGACTTAGTTGTCTCTGGCCCACTCCAAACGAGCACGAAAAAGATGATAGAGGAGTTAATTGGAGTGCAGAAGAGAAACTGACAAGTCCTTGGTATGAGAAGGAATGTAGGAGAAGACTTCCGAGTGAGATTGCTCAGGAGTTAGATATTGATTATCTGGGTGCTGGACGTCCTGTGTTTGAGGGGAAGGCTTGGGAGATGCTTAAGGCCTGGCATAAGAGACTAGATGAACCACTGGAGTTTCTTGCTCCTCACCTCTATGACTTTTCAACAGAAGCTGTTGGAAGTCCAAGTGACTGGGAGGGCTACATTGTTATCTACGAAAAACGTGAAGGATTGCATAGCTACTGTCTTGGTGTTGATGTGGTTGAGGGAGTCGAAGGAGGAGACTACGCATTTATTGTTGTGCTTGATAGAAGCACTAAGAATGTCGTGGCGGTCTACTGGAGCAGGCTTGATGAAGTTCAACTTGCTGCTGTTGTTCTTATTATTTCTAAGCTATACACTAATGATGAGAATGCTGACTCTACTCCTTGGGTTGGGATTGAGACTACTGGTCCTGGTCTTGCGACTTTTGATAAAGCGGTCGAGCTGGAAATCAGCAATCTCTTTATGGCTCCACGCTATGATGTATCAAAAGGAAGTGTGTCATTCAAGAAAGGATGGAGAACAGATAGGGCCTCGAGAACAGAACTTGTCGCAGGAGTCAGAGAGTACCTGCTTGTAAGAGCGGGAAGACTTAATAACCAAAGGCTTGTTGGGGAACTAATGACTTTTGTCTACAACAAGATGGGTAAGCCAATCGCTAAGGGTGGGTGCAGAGACGATGGAGTTATGGCCTTTGGGATAGCACTCCAGGTAGACGAGATTGCTCCACTTGAGGAAAGAAGTAGGAAAGCTAAAGTGCAGGAACTGAGGGATATTGTCTATGACTCTACACACAAGCCAGAGAAGAGGCACGTTGATACTGTAGACGAGTTGTGTCTGGCAACTATTGTCGAGAAGAAATCATTTACTGAAAGAGAGGAGGTAGGAGAATGGGATTCTATGTAGAGCAATCTGGAGGGGCAACTGATCCTAGAAGTGCTACACTCAGTAGGAGTAGGGGTGGCGGTGACGAGATGGATGAGATGCAGAAACTCTTTGAGCAATATATGGGCGGAGAGAGTTTTGAGGGCGGAGAAGGAGAAGGAGAAGTTGACTGGGAAGAAATGTGGAATACTGTGATGGGAGAAGAAGAGGAGTTTGGTGGCCAGGAGCAACAACAGGGTTCTCAGTATCCTACTATGTTTGGAAGCCCCGTGAGACCAGGAGGAGTTAAGTATCCGAGTAGTCCTGGGATTAATTACTACTAGGAGGAGGAAGAGTGATGGCAAGATTCACTGCACCCATGGAACAACGCCTGAGAGGGCTAGAAGAAGAGTATGACATGACTCCTAGGAGAGAAGAACCTGAGAGTGGAATGTTTGGACCTAGAGGTTTCTTTGGAAACATTAAAGAGTATTATGGAATGAACTCTTGGGGAGACCAGTGGAGACAGATGTTTAGTAGGGATAGGAAGAAACCCGCTCATACAGTCTACCCTCATTGGGGACAAGAGAACATCAGGACTCTGCAGGATATAATGAGAGAAGACTACTAGGAAAGAAGGAGGAGAAAGAGAATGAGACTTAAAGAGAAAGTAGATAATCTAGAAGCCCTAGTACTTGACCGCTTTAATAGTCTGGAGGATGCTCTTAAGATAATTATTGCTAGAGGAGAGATTGTCCAAGTGCTGCAGACTGAGATTGGGCTTATGAGAAAAGAGAGGGGAGAACTTCTCAACAGGCTAATGGCTAGGAACTTTGAGACACTGCAGACTTATACTGTTGGTGGGGAAGAGGAGAAAGTAGGGGACGAGATTCCGTTGGAGGAAGATCCTAATATGGCGGGAGAGATCTTTCCCGTAATGGGGAAAGACTAGATTGATTCGATTTTTGAACCAATAGAGGGTGTGAGATGCCAGACTATGGGAAGATGCCAAGAATTAAGAGAGTGAGTCTTGCTCCTAGAATAAAGAGGGAGAAGCCTGGACAGAGAGTGACTAGTCTAGAGAAGCTTGAAACTGCTCTAATGGGCAGACTTATCTATTATGCTGGTAACGTTGCAGGGAAACAAGCAGCTATGATTGCTTATAACTATGGTCTGAGAGATAAAGAGAAACTGAGGTACGTGAAGAACTTTGCTCAAGACGAGGCTAGGGGTGATACTTTTAGACTCTTGAATGAACTAAGATTCAGCGAGGAAGGTCTTCCTGATGTGACTATAGAGGCAGAGAGACCAGAAGTTGTGGAGAAGGAAGAAGTACTTAATATGGGACTTAGACAACTAAGGGAAGCCAACATCTAGATTGATTCAAAAAACGAACAAATAGAGAGGACGAAATGGCAGCTGATCATCTGAGGACAAGTAAAGAGAGTGTGAAGAAGTGGCTCAGGAAACCTAGTAGTAAGAGGGAGAAGGAGAGAGACACTGACTGGTCTTTCCTGAAGAAGAAGTATGATATCGCCATTACTCTTCGCAGACCTTTTGAGAGGAGATGGCTTATTGTTCTTTCGTTTCTGGCGGGCAAACAGTATGTGTTTTATAATGAAAGTGCTGAAATGCTTCAGCAAGTGTTATTGAGGAAGGGAAAGATAAGGATTGTAGACAACAAACTACTCCCACGTTACAGGAAGCAGGTTTCTAGACTCATTAAGAATAGTCCAAACGTGACTGTTGTTCCCTCTAGTAATGATCAAGAGGATATTGAGGCGGCTAGGAAAGGGACTAAGTTCCTTAAACATTTCTGGCGTAATGCTAAGATGAAGAAGAAAGTTAGGGAACTTGGTGGCTGGATCTATGGGACAGGAAACGGTTATCTAAGTGATGCTTGGGATCCTATGAAGGGGCCGACAAGACTAGATACTGAGAGTGGAGAATTGGAGTATGAGGGAGATGTAACTTGTGGAGTATGGAGTCCCTTTGAAGTTGGCTTCCCAATAAGTGGTCTTGGAGATACTGATCTACATGACTTTCCTTGGATGATCAGGATGAAATATAGAGGGCTAGAGTATCTGGCTTCTCACTATGAGAGAGGGGGAGACGTAAAGAATGAGCAAAGGGCTCCAGGAACTCTTGACGTGGCTATGTTGTGGAATCCTTCTGGAGATATGGCGACCGAAGTGGAGGGAGCTACCCTCATGGAGTTGTACATTAAGCCTAATGTTGAGTTCCCGAAGGGGCTATTTCTTGCCGGAGCTAATAAGGTTATTCTAGCTAAAAGTATCTATCCATTCAATCACTATCACATGGAACAATTTAAAGATATTGAGATTCCCGGAGTGTTTTATGGAATGGCTACAAGTGAGGCAGCCATTTGGCTTCAGAAGATTCACAACAGGACGTTGAGTGATATTGTAGAATTCAATAAGACTATGGCCAGGGGTAAGTATCTTGTTCCTAGAGGGAGTAAGATGGAAGTAGAGCCGGATGATACTCATGGACAGAAGTTACTCTACACTCCTGTGATGGGTCATAAGCCAGAAATTATGGACTTGAAGGGACTGCCAGCAACTTACGACAAGGCTCTTATGCTAGTTGCCCAGGGCTTGATGGAGCTTTACCACCAGCATGAAGTGACACAGGGGACTAATAAGAGTGATATCAGGAGTGGTGACATGGTGGAGTTACTCCTGGAGAGTGATGATATGGGCAATATTCCTACCCATGCTGTCTTTGAGGAGTCGCTGGAAGCTTGTCTCCACAGAGTCCTCCTAAGGGTACAGAAAGGTTATAGTACTGAGAGGATGATAAAAATTAGTGGGGAAGGAAATAGCTATGAGGTACTAAGTTTTAAGGGAGCAGACTTGAAGGATAATACTGACGTCTTTGTGAAGCAGGAAAGTAGTCTTCCTGACTCTAGAGTTGTTAGGAATAAGAGAGTGATGGGTAGATATGAGGCAGGTCTCTATGGGAATGCACAGGATCCAGCAGTGCAGAGAAAAGTACTTAGGATGCTGGATGATGCTATAGTGGAAGATATTTATGGAGAGACTCAGTTAGATGAACAGAATGCTAATGTGGAAAATAGAGCAATGTTGAGTCAGCCAGGAGTAGTTGTGCCTTCTAATGACTATGACAATGATGGAGTACACCTCCAGACTCACATTAACTTTAGGAAAGGAAGGACTTACCAGAAGGTGAAGGAAGGGAATCAGGAGCAAGGACTTATTCTGGATGCTACCTTCCAGACACACGAGGCTTTTCATAAGAAGGCTCTGGAAGAGAAGATGATGGCACAGCAAAAGATGGCTAATGCTAATGAAAAAAGGAGGTAGTAGAGATGGTAACAGCAAAGGATATTAGTAAGATGGCTAAGGTGGAAGCTGATACTCCAGATATTGACTATGGGAAGGGGGAGTACCCACTAGCTACTATGTGGAACGAGTTTGTTAAGAAAGTGGAAGAAGCGAGAGATGTTTGGACTACTCTACAAGAGGAAATCAGTATTGTAGGAGAGAAGGAACTAGAAGTCAGATATCCTGTACTCGCCCAGAAGCATCTTGGGAGATTTAGGAAAGTGAAGTTTGAGTGGATGGTGGGACTATTTGTTGACTACTATCGAGGAGCTGGAGGACTCGATGCTATGTATATAAATCTACCTCTAGGGGAAAAGGAGAATACTAATGACAGTAGAAAAGATTGATGAAGGCGGCAAGTCTGGGGAAGAGACTAATGTGGCCGGAAAAATCGAAGTTGAGGGAAAGAGTTATTCTGCAGAAGACGTGCAGAATTTGGTTAAACTTGGGGCTTCAGCAACTCAAAAGATGCAAGAGGTTGCTGGAATAAAAGCTGCTGCAGAGAAGTATGGGGTAGACACTGAGACTTATCTGGGGCAGGCGGAAGGGGCATTTGATGTTATGAGCCAGTTGATTGCTAATAAAGTGATTGATGAAAAGGGAAATGTGATTAAGATAGAAAGGAAGGAGGAGGAAGCTGGTGCTAGTGACAAGCCTGGAGGAGAAACTGATTTGGATAAACTCTTTAATTTGTCTAGTGGAGAAACTGGAAAAGCTACAGGAGTTGAGAAGATAGCAGCAATAGTTGCTAAGGCTCTTGAGCCTCAACTTGAGGGAATTAAGAAGTTGGGAGAACGAGTTGGCACAATAGACAAGACACAAGGAGATATGATCCGACTCAATCTCGAAGAGAAAGTCATGAGCAAGTTTCCTAATCTGAAGGCTACTGACGTTTCCCAAGTCTTTGGTAGTGCTATGAGTGACAGGTCTAAGAGCCTGTGGGAGCACGCAGAGGCTGCGAGTAAAGTGAGGGCTACTGACTTGGGTAGTCTAAGGGAGGAACACGCAAAGGAGTTTGGTGTTGACCTCGGGAAGTTTGATGAAAATAAACTGAAGGAGCAAGAAGCCGGAGGCGGAGCAGGAGTTCTCTTTAAGGGGAAGAAGTTCTCTTTTAATCCTAAGAAGGGAGATAAAGACACTGTTACTCCTGCACAGGCCGCAAATGAGTATATCGAGGCTATGAGCTCCAAGTAACTGGAGGAAATAAATGGCAACTGCAACATTGAGTACTTATGATGAAGTTTTGAAAACTTTCTATCTTCCTGCAATCCAGAATCAGTTGAATCACGATACTATTTTAAGTGACTTGATTGATGTGAATGAAGAAGATGTATCTGGGAAAGACGCAAAGATAGAAATGCACTATGGGAGGACTTTTGGCATTGGTGCTAGAAGTGATGGCGAGGCTCTTCCATCGGCGTACTATCAGAGACATAAACAAGCTACTGTTCCTATGCAGTATCAGTACGGTAGGATACAGATAAGCGGACCTACGATTGCGGCAACTCGAGATGAAAGAGGTGCTTATGCGAAGGTTCTGGATACGGAGATCAAGGGTGTAGTTAGGGACTTGAAGGCAGAAATTAACAGGCAACTTTGGGGTGCTGGCCATGGACTGTTAGCCAGGTGGAGAGATGGAGCTAGTACTGCTATTACTCTGCAGAAGAAGTATAGAGGTAATAGTGACGGAGTAGATGGCTTTGGAAGTACCTTTGGGTCTAAGTATATAGAGGAAGTTGCTTCAAGTGGGGGAGATCCTATTACTCCAGTAGTGGCTACGATCTCGAGTGCAAGTGTAGGTACCTATGTGGTTGATGCTACCGACATTGCTCCGACAGTGATGGTAAGGACCAATGCTGACTATGATACAATGACTTGTACTGATGCGAGTGTAACTGAGGCTGTGGGTACTTTCTACACAAGGTTTAACAATGCTGTAGCCAACCTTGGAGCTGACTCACTGGCCGCAGGAGTCAACAGGAAAGAGATGATGGGTCTTAGAGGGATTGTTACTGATACAGACCTGGACAATATTTCCTTTAACAATGGAACTTACACAGGACTTACTGTAAATGATCCTCTGCAGGGTCTCGCAGTAGGTACCTATGACTGGTTTAAGGCAGTTGTAGACGCTCATGCGAGTGGACGTTATGAGGGGCAAAGGGCATTAACTCTTAACCTGATGGACACTATGTTTGATGATGTGGAGGAAAATGCAGGGAAGGACTATGGCCCTGACTTAATTTTAACTACAAGAGCCCTTAGGAGGGAGTATACTGACTTATGTCGAACAGATAGACGGTTCGTTAATACTATGACTCTTGATGGTGGCTGGAAGGCGATTGACTATAATGGTGTTGCCTTCACAGTGGATAATGACGCTATTGACGGTGAGATTTATTTTCTCTCTACGAGGGATTTGAACCTCTATCGGATGAGCGACTATGACTGGATGGCTAAGGATGGAGCAGTTTTGGCCAGGGTTTCTGGTTACGATGCTTACGAAGCGGTATTATTCCGTTATGCAGAATTAGGCTGTAAGCGGAGAAATACACATGGAGTTTTGTGTGATTTAGCTTACACGTTGTAGGAGTTAACCTTTTAACAATAGTATCCTCTCCTCA